CAGAGAGAGAAGGTAGCGCCTGAGGCTGACGCATTTGTATTTGCAACTCTTGCAGGCCTTACAGGAATTTCAAAGGCAACACCGACATCATATGCAAATGCATCTGATTTCTTGTCTGCACTTATTGAGGCAAAGAACAAGATGGATGAGGATGAAGTTCCGCTTGATAACAGAATCTTGTATGCTACACCAACATTGTTGAACAGTGTTATGTCACTTGACACAACAAAGTCAAGAGAGATACTCGATACATTTATGGTAAAGAAGGCTGTACCACAGTCAAGATTCTATACCGTTATAGAGTTGCTTGACGGAAAGAGTTCAGGCGAGGAGCTTGGCCACTATAAGAAGGCTGCAAGCGGTAAGGATATCAACTTTATGATCGTGCATAAGCCGGCAATTATTAAGTTTGATAAGCATATCGCTTCAGACATCATTGCACCTGAGAACAACCCGAATGCTGATTCTTACATCTCAAAGTATCGTAAGTACGGTCTTGTAGATGCTTACAAGAATAAGGTTGCGGGTATTTATTTGAGCCACAAGGCGTAAGAAAGGAGAATTGTATGAGAGCAGTTGGAATGGGCGTAAGCACAGAGGCAAAGGATGAGGATATTATTGAGACGCTTAAGGCAGAGAACGAGACACTTAAGGCAGAGAACGAAGCTTTAAAGGCAGAAGTAGCAAAGGCAAAGAAGGTAAAGGAATAGGAGAACGGCACTGATGGGAATATATGCGGACTATAACTTTTATGCGCAAGAATATTTGCAGGGTAAGAATCCGACCATTAGTGCGGGATTTGACTACTATGCGAGAAGCGCAAGCAAATTGATAGACTTGTACACATTTGGAAGGCTTGAAGGAGTGGAGGATATTCCGACAGATGTGAAACTGTGTTGCTGTGAATTGGCTGAAGCTGTATTTGAAAATGAATCACAGTCAAGGGATACAGGCAATAAGACATCCGAAAAAATAGGCTCTTACTCCGTCAGCTTTTCAAGCAAAGCCGATAGAGAAAATGCCTTTAAGTCAAAGCAGTATGATATCGTGATTAAGTGGCTAGGCAACACAGGACTTTGTTATAGGGGGCTGTAGTATGTTTACCAATTCAGATATCACATTGTATTTATGCGAGAGAGAAGGAAAGCTTGATAAGTTTAAAAGACAGGTAGTTAAGAATGTGTATTGGGAAGATGTTGATAATACAACCTTCTTAAAGACAGGGCAAAGGGGTAGTTGTACAGCACTTGTTATGATACCTCTTAGTAGTATTGGGAAAGCTATTAACCTTACAAAGGGCAAGGATTTAATAGTTAAAGGTGTTATTGATTTTGAGTTTGATAATACTTCTCAAGCTACCATTGCGGAAGGCATAGCAAGACTGAAGACAAATTATAAGACTTTAACGCTTGTATCAGTAGACGAAAGGTTATACGGCAGCAAGCCGGTACAACACTATGAATTAACAGGAAAGTAGGTATTTATGTTTGACGGAAGTTTAGATATAAATCCGACAGATGTGATAATGCGCGATAAGGGCTTAGGGTTAAAGAATGCGGTGCAGTCTTTTGTTGATACTGAAGTTATGAGATATATGGGTGATTACATGCCAAGAAGACAAAGTGGAGAACTTGAGCATATGATGACTATGGCTACAGTGGTAGGAAGCGGACAGATAGATATACCCGGACCGTATGCGCATTATCTGCATGAAGGTATTGTGTATGTGGATCCAATCTTTAAGACTGCAGGTTTTAAAATAAAGACAGGCCCGTACGCGGGCGAGTGGAGGTCGAGAAAGGGAGTAACAAAGGTTATGTCCAGTCCTGTAAGAGAGTTACAGTTCTTTGGTGCTCCTATGCGTGGCAAGAAGTTCTTTGACAGAATGAAGGCTGACCACAAGGAAGATATACTCAAGTCCACGCAAGCATTGATTGATAGAGGCGGTACATGACAATCATAGATTTTATGAGGGAAAAGCTGACGGCTTACCCTAAGATATCAGAATTCCTTGCGGGGGATGATGTTCATATAGATTTTACAGAGCCTCAGCCCACAAATTATGGTCTATCAAGCACAGGTGATAGCCTTGTAAAAGAGGACATACAAGGCACACAGATACGAAAACATAACTTTGTAATGTATGCTGTTAGTCAGTCGTATACAGATTATAACCGATTGGCTAACAGCAATTTTTTATATGAATTATCGTACTGGTTAGAGCATTTACCTGAGGAACCTGTAACCTTTGAAGTTGACGGCGAGGAAAAGCAAGGAATATTTTTGAAAGCTACAACAGCCAATGCAATGAGCATGGGTCTAGTTGGAGAAACTATAAACGATGGCGTAATGTATCAATTACAAATTTACGCCGAGTATAAATTGGAAAGTGAGGAATAAACATGGCAGTAACAGGAAAGATTAAGCGCAAGCTCATGGCGCACTTTATAAACACGAATAAGTCGGGTACTCCTGCAGCATATGCAAGACTTGGTAAGGACCTTGAGGAGTATAAGATCGAGATGAACGCCAACACAGAGAAGAAGAGTAATATCTTAGGCGAAACATCTGTAAATCTTACAACATATCAGCCTGAGGCATCTGTGGAGCCTTATTATGCTGAGGTGGGCGACCCACTATTCACAAGGCTGCAGGCTATCATAGATGAGCGTCAAACACTTGACGACCTTACCACCGATGTTGTAGAGGTTCATCTTTGGGATGAGGATAGCGGAACACCTGGAACATATGTTGCGTACAAGGAAGATGCAATTATTGAGATTTCAAGCTACGGCGGTGATACTACAGGCTATCAGATACCTTTTAATATTCATTACACAGGTAACAGAGTAAAGGGTAAGTTTGTATTAACATCAAAGACATTTACAGCAGACTAATAGGGGGCAATCAAGCTTATGAAGAATTTATCTTTTGATGACGGTAGGGAAAGCTTTACCGTCAATGATAATCCTGATAGGGTAATCAGATTTAATCCTGCAGATCCGGAGATTATAAACAGAATTCTTAAAATGCAGAAGGACTTTGAAAACTACAATGTACCTGAAGATGTAGAGCTCAATCCTGACGGCACTTCAAAGAGCGGACTGGAAAAAGATGGCGCGTATATAGCAGATTTTACCTCTGCTATGCGCAAGGCCTTCAATGAGGTGTTTAATGCAGATGTGTATGACACTATCTTTGATGGCCAGTCACCTCTTTGCATTGTCGGACAGAAGTATTTATTTGAAGGCGTGCTTGAAGGATTGGTTGCTATTATGAAGCCTGCTATTGAGAAGTATGCAAAGAAGAGTCAGGCAAAAGTTGATAAGTATATTGACACAGCAAAATGATAGGATGCTTACCGACAACGCTCACAATCAGCGGAAAAGAGTATCCGATAAATGCCGATTTTAGAAATATATTAGTGTTTTTGGAAGCCTGTGAAGACCCTGACTTAAGTAATAAAGATAGATTATATATTCTTTTAAAAAGGATATTTGGAGATGGCTATGACGATATTCCAAAGGATTGCATCGGTGAGGCTTTAGAGCAGGCAAAGTGGTTTGTCGACTGTGGTAAGAATGAGAATGACGTTGAAAGCAGAAAGATGATAGATTGGACTCAAGACGCTTCTATCATCTTCCCTGCGGTAAATAAGGTAGCTAATAAAGAGGTAAGGGCAGAGAAATACCTTCACTGGTGGACCTTTATGGGATACTTTATGGAGATTGAAGGCGGAACATTTTCGACAGTTTTAGCTATAAGGCAAAAGAAAATGAAAGGTAAGAAACTTGAGAAATGGGAGCAGGATTTTTATTCCCACAATAAAAATATATGTGAGATAAAGATTAGATATACTGAAGAGGAACAGGCGGAAATAGACTATTGGAATAAGCTGTTAAGCTAGAGAGGGGGTGCGATATGGCAAGCGGTGGAAGTGACGGAAGTCTAAGGTTTGATACAAGAGTTGATACTACAGGATTTGAGCAAGGTGTAAGCACGCTCTCGGGCGCTGCAAGAGCACTTCAATCAGACATGGAGAGTGCCGGAAACAGCATACAAAGAAGTTTCAGTGGAAATTCTAAAATGGCGGCGCTCAACAATCAGATAGAACAGACTGAAGCTAAGATACGAAGACTTGCGGCAGAGATGGCAGAAATTGGCCAATCACAGATACCAACTGAAGAATATAAGTGGTATCAAGACCAAATAGATGCAACAAACAGTAAGCTTGAGGGACTGATATCTAAGCAAGAGAAACTTGATGCTATGGGAGTTAGTCATAATTCAAGCAGATGGAAAAACCTCCAGTATGACATAGATCAGGTAACAAGACAGCTTGAAGTATACAGGTCAGAAATGCAGCAGCTTGAAGCAGACGGCGAAGCCTTTACATCCGGTGCAGATAGTGCAGCGTATACTGACAGAGCGAACAGGATACAGCAACTTACAAGTCAGTTGGATGTTTACCGACAAAGACTTGCAGAAGCGGGAGCGAAGGAAAAAACTATAAGTGCACCGCTTCAAAAATTTGCATCTATTGCTCAGTCGGCTTTTAGCAGCGCAACAAGGTCGGCGATTAAATTCGCTAAGTCTATAGGTGCAAGCATGGCATCGAAAATAAGAAGCTTTGTTTCGGACTCAAGAAAAATGAGTAATGCTTCAAATGGAGTAAGTAAAAGCATACTTAAGCTGTCGAACATGTTTAAAATGCTTTTGATTAGAATGGCCATGCGTGCCGTTATTCAAGGCGTAAAGGAAGGATTTCAGAACCTGGTACAGTACTCAAGTGAAGCAAACACAACTCTTTCAAGTTTAATGTCGTCAATGTTTTATCTGAAGAACAGCTTTGCGGCTGCATTTGCTCCTATCTTAAGCGTGGTAGCTCCTGCACTGAATACACTTATAAGTATGATTGCAACGGCTTTAAGCTATGTAAATCAGTTCTTTTCAGCGTTAGGCGGAAAGACAACATTTATAAAAGCAAAGAAAGTAAATCAAGACTATGCAAAAAGCTTAAAAGGTACAGGCGGTGCGGCAAAACAAGCAGGTAAGGCAGCAAAACAGGCCGGGCAGGAAGCCAAGAAAGCGTTGGCACCTTTTGACGATTTAATTCAAATACAGTTAGACGCAAACAAAGACCACTCGGGTAGTGGTGGCGGTGCAGGCGGAGGCGGTGCAGGTGGCGTATCTCCTGCAGATATGTTTGAGACGGCCGAGATAAATAAGGGCATAAGCGACTTTGCTAAGCAACTGAAAGATATGTTCAATGCCGGGGACTTTGCAGGTATAGGCAAGCTCATAGGCGAGAAGATAAATGACGCTGTGGCCAAGTTCACCGACTTTATAAGCTGGGATAGAATAGGCGGACAGATAACGGCATTTGTAACAGCTTTTACTACTATGTTTAACAGCCTTGTAGCTACTATAGATTGGCATGCTATAGGAGCACTTATCGGAACGGGCGTAAATACCATTGCCCATACATTATATTTACTTTTGACACAAATAGACTGGTATGCTCTCGGAAGCGCTATTGCGGACGGCCTTAACGGAATAGTTGACACAATAGATTGGGAGTTATTCGGATCTACAATAGGCGAGTACTTTAAAGCTAGAATTGAGGGCATGAGAGGTTTTGTTGAGAAAGTAGAGTGGGATAAAATAGGCGATGCAATCTCAACAAGCCTTAACAACATGGTTGCTCACATACCTTGGGAGAACTTAGGGCTTTTGATAGCTGAAGGCTTTAACGGAGTTTTAAGGACACTTCTTAGGTCAGTAGAAGGATTTGAGTGGTCTGAACTCGGCAGCAACATGGCATTGGGTCTTAATACCGCTATGGACACTATATCATGGGAGGATATAGGTTTACTTGTAGCTGAAAGCTTTAACGGCGTATTCAATACATTCTATACCGTTGTAGATGAATTTGAGTGGAGTACACTCGGTGAACATATCGGTACAAGTTTATCCACACTGTTTACTAATTTTGAGTTCGGAACAGTAGCCGAGTCACTCAGTTTATTTGTAACAGGTATACTTGATACCTTGATAAAAATAGTACAGACAACTGACTGGAGTAAACTTGCTGTAGGTATAGAAACAATGCTTACATCTATTGACTGGTTGGGTATAGCAAGTAGGCTTGCAACATTATTCTACTCGGCAATAGGTACAGCATACGGTATGCTTGCAAGAATTGTGGCGGACTTGATAATAAAAGGTTTTACAAAGGCAAGAGACTACTTTGGTAAAGAGATAGAAGACTGTGGCGGTAATGTAGTACTTGGATTTTTAAAAGGTATTAAAGACGCAATAGTGGGCATAGCTACATGGGTTTACACAAACATGATAAAGCCGTTTATTGACGGATTTAAAAACGGTTTTGGTATTCACAGCCCTTCAAAGGTAATGGAAGAACTGGCAACGTATGTTTGGGAAGGATTTTGTAAAGGAATAAAGAGCACTTTTGCAGCTCCTATAAACTTTATAAAGCAGAATATAACGGACCCGTTTGTAAACGGAGTAAAAGGACTGCTTGGAATACATAGCCCGTCTACAGTAATGCAGGATGTCGGCGGATACACTGTAGAAGGATTTAATCAAGGTGTATCTAAAAAGCAGACAACAACCCAGTCAATTATACAGTCGTGGGCAAAAGGAGTTGGAGATTGGTTTGCGTCTAAGCTGGGCATAAGTAGCGGCAACTCAACGGAGGCTCAAAGATGGGCAACAGGAACAGTCACAGGATTTAATCAGGGAGTGACGATTAACTACAAGTCAACTCAAAGTGCTATAGAAGCTTGGGTAAACGGTATAAGGCTATGGTTTGTGAGTTCCGGAACTGCTAAAGGAGTAAACAAAGAGTCTTGGACTAAGTTTGCACTGGATGTAATTACAGCGTTTAAGACTAAGATACAGGCTTCACATATAGATACTCAATCACCTACAGAAACTTGGGCTTTAAATGTCAGAAAGTGGTTTGTCGATGCCGGAGAAACTAAAGGAGTAAATAAAGAGTCTTGGACTAAATTTGCTCTTGATATTATTACGGCTTTTAAGACAAAAATAACAGTATCTTATCAAGAGTCAAAGAGCGCAATAGAAACTTGGGCGCTGAACGTCAGGAAGTGGTTTGTTGATGATAGCGAAGCGAAAGGTGTAAACACAAAATCGTGGACTAAGTTTGCAACAGATATAATAAATGCATTTAAAACAAAGATAGAACAGGGACACAATACATCACAAAGCTCCATGAAAACATGGTCTAAACACGTAGTAGAATGGTTTTGGGGAGATAGTAATGCAGACGGAAGTGGCGGACTATACAAGTCTTTCTATAACATGGCTAAGCGTGTGAACGAGGGTTTTGAAAAGGGTATATCGGATTTTGCGCATCTTGCTAAATCAGCTATTAAAAAGTGGGCAAGAGAAGCTGTAGAAGCGGCAGAAAATGTACTGAAGATACATTCCCCTTCAAGAGAGTTCCATTCAATAGCTGAATTTGTAGTAAAGGGATTTAACGAAGGTATCGCGGATACAGCAAAAACATCTGTGAGTGAAGCGGAAAAATGGTTGAATAGTGTTACAGATGTATTTGACGGAGTGGATATCGGAGTGCCTGTAGGATTAAATATTCCTAATGCATCCTCGTATATACCGAATGTTGCTAAGGGCAAAATAACACCAACAGGAGCGGGATACACGGATACATTAAAGGCAAGCTACGAAAATAGGGATGATGTACTTGGAATGCTGGCGGATAAAATGCAAGCAGGCAATGGAAGCGCAGAGCCTTCTCAGATTGTAATAAGGTTTGACGGAAGCCTTGGAGCTCTTGCAAGACTTATGAAGCCTGAGCTTGATAAAGAGGCAAAGAGAAAGGGAGTAAGCCTTGTGTTGGTAGGAGGTAACTAATGGCTAATATTTTTAGAATGGACGGTAGAGAATACAATGTGAATGTACTGGAGCTTAAAAGAAAGTTTGCTGTAACAGACACAGAAAACTCCGGCCGTACTACCGATTATGCTATGCACAGAGATATTATCGGAACATTTTACAACTATACAATGAAGGTTGCCCCTAAGGGTTTGGATATGGCATCATACAATCAGTTTTATGATGCTATATCTAATCCGTCATTCGCAAGCCATGATATCACTGTACCTTACGGTAATGAAACTATGACTTTTAAGGCGTATGTAACTCAAGGTGAAGACGACCTTGTGATAAGGAATAATAAAAACTACTGGGGCTTAGGTGATGGGCTGTCAATTAACTTTATAGCTATGGAGCCGCAAAGGAGAAGATAATGAGATGGGATATACAGACAGAGACAAATAATCAACAGGAATATTCCACTCTTGATACTTTGTTCGGTACTGAAAATTCTATGCAAGGTTTCGCATATTGCTTACCTAGATATTCTAAACTGAACGGAGATTATATAAATGCTCCTGACAATATACCATACGGACTAGGTGGATATATTAGCGATAGTATATCGGATCGCGATTGCAATTTTGTTGATATACCCACAATCACAGTTAAATACGACAGGCTAAAGACAAGTAACGGCATACAGCTTAGATTTAACATTTTATCTGGTGATTATGCAAAGAAGGTAAAAATAAGTTGGTTTAAGGATGGCGCACTTGTAAAGTCAACAGAATATACGCCAACATCGTTTGAATATTTTTGTGCCGCTAAAGTAAAGCTTTTTGATACTGTAAAGATTGAGTTTTTACAGACGAGTAAGCCACATAGATATATTTGGCTATCGGCTATCCGAAATCAAAGGATGTCAAATGCCGGGGGATTGAAGATAGTCTATGACGATATAGCGTTAGGTGCTAAAGAGGATAGCTCTATAAGTTCATTAGATAAAAAGGACTTTGTTGTGCTTGAAAATCTGAAAGAAGTAATTGAATATCCTAATTATGCTATGTGCTTACCTCGATATTCTAAGCTTGATGGGCATTACGTAAATACACCTAATCCCGATACGTTTGAGCATATGGGTTACGTAAGTAGAAGCGTATCGGACAGTTTAGGAAGATTTGCAAATCCTCCTACTTTAGATTTTAGATTTACAAAAAACTTCTCGAGTGTAGGTATAAGCCTTGAGTTTAATAACTATAGCGAAGACTATTGTAGTAAGGTAAATATAAAATGGTATTCGGATAATACTTTGCTAAAGGAACAGGAGTATACTCCTGATAGCTATAAATACTTTTGTTATGGCGTTGTAGATTTCTATAATAGGGTTGTCATAACATTCCTTGAAACGAATAAGCCATTTAGAAACGCATTTCTCACGGAAGTCACTTGGGGGCTTATAAGGATTTTTAAGGATGATGAGATTGAGAGTATAGATTGCTTAGTAGAGATTGACGGAACATCAAAAGAGATATCGGTAAACACTATGGAATATTCTGTAAGGGATAAAATGAGATATGACTTTGAGTTTCAAAAGAAGCAAAAGCAGACTTTATATTTTGATGAGGCTATTCTTGGAATATTCTACTTAAAAGACGGTAAGCAATTAAGCAGAACGGTATATTCAATGGAAACACATGATGCTATAGGTGTACTTGACGGTACTGAGTTTATGGGCGGAGTGTACAATCAGATAAAAGCTAAGGACTTATTAACTCTAATCATGCAGGGTGAGGGAATACCTTATTTTATTGATACAGCACTTGAAAGCAAGCCTATAAGTGGATATCTACCGATTTGTTCAAAAAGGACCGCACTGCAGCAGTTGGCCTTTGCCATAGGTGCCATAGTTGATACAAGCTATGATAGAAATTTATACCTGTATCCTATGAGAGCCGCTGATACAACTCAAATAAGAGAGGAAGAGCTTTTTACTAAGTTGTCTTTCTCTCACAGTGATGTAATCACAGGAGTAAAGCTTACTGTACACGAATATATTAAAAGCGATGAAGCCATTGAGCTTTTCAAAGGTTACTTAGTAGATGGTACAAAAATAGAGTTTAGCGAACCTATGCACTCTTTGGTTATACAGGGTGGAAGTATCACAGAACAGGGCGATAATTACGCGCGTATAAGCGGATCGGGTGCTCAAGTAGTGTTATCCGGTAAGAAGTATGTACATAACACATTCAGTATAAGTAAGGATAATGAGAGAATAACTCGCAATAAAAATGTTGCTGAAATTAAAGAGGCTACACTTGTGACTAAGGAGAATATGCAGGAAGTTCTTAATAGGTGTTATGACGACTGCATGAAGAATGAAAGCATATCATGTAGGCTTGTAGTTGATAATCATGAGCTTGGGGATTTGGTAGAGCTTGATACCTTTAAGGGTAAGAGGCAAGGAATAATTACCAAGCTTGATTTTAAATTCAGTAGGAACGAGATTACAGCAGAGGCGGTGATAGAATGAGTAATGTACTGGATACTTTAATCTTTGACAGAACAGTAGATGACTTGATAAACGATACGGATAAAGCTTATATAGCTTATACAGACTTGAACAGAGTAGAGGAGACATGTAAGCATCTTGCCAATTTATTTGGCGTAAGTATAAGTACTAAAGTGTGGGATATGGAAGACTTCAGAACAGAGTCGGAAATGGCCAGAATGCTTGATAATATCAAGAAGGTACGAGAGGCGTATTATACTAAAATATCAACCCCACAGACACCGGCACGAATTACTTATGATAGCATTTATCAGGCTAATGATATAGAGAAAATACTCAAGGACTTAGGAGATATGTACGAGAGTGCTTTAAGTGGACAGCAGAGGCTGTCTTTTTCTTTAGGCAGAAAGAGCATAGGAAATAGGAGGTAAAATGGCGCTAAAAACAGATTATAAAGATGATGTGTTTGAGGGCAATAGGAAGTACACATTGGCACAGGGCGGAGATGGTAAGTATGAGATTGTGGATAGCACTCATTATACTGTACAAGGAGACTTGTTCGGAGCAGATGATATCAATGCGACAAACTCTGCGATAAATGCACTGCAGGGGCTAAGACAGGTGCTTGTAGATGTGAGTAAGTGGAGCAATACAGGACCTTATATGCAAGAGATAGATGTACAAGGTATAACATCTGCAGACTCACCTACTGTGGGGCTATATTTATCGGGAAATGAATCAGCGGACGCTGTAAAG